GCAGCTGGGAGCCGTTGGCGAAGGTCTCGGGCCGGGTCGGCGTCATGAAGTCGATGCGGCTGTTGGTGGTGGAGAGGTTGAAGAAGGCACTGGTGGTGGTGGCTCCGGGCGAGATGACCATCTGCCCCATCCAGCGGTCCGTGCCGAGCAGGTGGGCGGACAGGATGTAGGAGCAGCCGTTGTTGGCGGCGGCGAACGGGAGCGTCCAGTTGTAGTTGCCGCTGCCGTAGGTGGTGGTCGAGCCGGGGACGAGGTTGATGTGCACGGTGACCTGGCGGCCGATCTTGTTGTACCGGCCGACCAACGTCCCGTTGCCCAACGAGGGGTTGGAGCCGGTCCCGGTCCACGTCGGCGTGAAGCTGGTCCAGGCGCCCGGCGTCTTGACGTAGGTATCCCAGGCAGTGCCGTTCCACATCAGCAGGTCGGTGCCGTTGTAGTACGCCTGCCCGGTATAGGGGCTGGACGGGGCGGTCCCGGTAGGCAGGATGCCGCCCGGAGCCACCGTCGAGGGCCGCACCGCCGTGGATACGGTCGCCGTGCCGCCAGCGGCCACAGACAGGACAGTGATCGTCGCAAGCGGCATGTAGATCTGCGTACCGGCTGGCGTCGGCGCAACCGGGGTCGACGACGGGGTGCCGGCCAGGTAGACGATGTCGCCCTTGTTCAAGCCGGAGGCGTCGACGCTGTTGTCCCATACGCGCAGGTAGACGAGGTCGATGCGGTTCAGGGTGGCGTGTGCCGCCGTGTACGTGCCCGGGGACACTGACGACGGGAATGCGACGCGGTACACGCCCTGGCCCGGCCAGGCCACGGCCGCCACGCCTGCGCTGCAGTTGATGGTGGTGCCGGCGAGCGTGACCGTGAGGCCGGGGTCGCCGGGGCGCGTTCCGGAGCGGGAACCCAGCGCGGTCCCGTCGGTCATGACGGACATGGCCTCCGCCTGGCGGGCCTCCAGGCCGGAGAAGGTGAGGCCGTCGATGGCATACACGTCTACGGGCACGGCGGCCTCCTCACATCCAGGCCGAACGCCAGGTGGCGGTCAGCATCGCGCTTGCGTTGTAGGTGGAGCTCTGGAACTGGTAGGCGACCGTGGTGGGGGTGCCGTTCACGGCGGCCGGGATGGTGGGCCAGCCCCCGGACACGGTCATGAACCGGCGCCTGGAGGTGGAGCCGTTGAGGATCACGGTGCGGGCGTCGGTGTCGATGACGAGGACGTCCCCCGCGCCCAGGTCGAGCGAGTAGATCAGCTGCCGCACGGTGCCGTCCGCGTACAGGGCGGACACCACCGGAGCGGTCACCGGTCCGGCGATCGTCAGCACTGGCCGGGTGTCCATGGAGCCTGTGTTCGTGGCGTTGATCTGCCCGGACACCGTCGTCGCCGAGAACGCGATCGGGAAGGTGATCGGAAAGGTGAGGCCGCCGGTGGTGCTGGGCAGCGCGGTCGTTCCCGTCTGCAGGACCGTGCTGTAGCGGCGCGGGTCGGCGGCCGTGACGATGACGCTGTAGGTGGCCACCCGGTCCGACACGTACTTCAGCAGGATCTTTCCGCTGCGGCGGACGGTTGCCTGCTTGGGCGTGTCCTCCCAGACGGTGAGCGTCGTGTCTGACAGAGACGCCGCGGCGTACAGCTGCTCTGCGGCGCCCTGCAAAGCGGCCCGGCTCTGAGCCTCGATGGTCCCGGTGAGGGTGATAGGCCGGCCGCCGAAGTACACCGGTGAGGCCCACGCCCCGTGATCGGACTCCCGTTCGGTGTACTCGGAGCGGACATCCGGGCTGTCCCAGCCTTCCGCGTCCTGCAGAAACCAGGCGACGCCGGAGCTGTCGACCGCTCCGAGGCGCAGGGAGCCGAGGGTGGCCTGCAGGCCGTCGATATCGGTGCTCGGCGTGTAGGCCACCCGTCACCCCCTCCTTGTCAGCCGACGAACGACATGTGGCGGGCGATATCCATGGCCTGCTCGGCGGCGGTCTGCTTGGCGCCGTACAGGTTGATGACGACCTGCCGGGTCATCTCCCGCGCCATCGCCGTTGCCGCCACGGACGAGGAGGCGTAGCGGCCAGCCGGTGTGAGCTGGTAACCCATGGCCGATGCCGTCTTGGCCAGCAGCGCGCGGGAGCGTGCGCTGGACGTCCACGGAATCCACGACTCGGGTACGCCCGCCTCGCCGCCGAGCACCATGGTGGGCCGGGTGAGGATGCCACCGATGGCCATCGGCTTGCCGCCCTGCTGCACCCACTGCCGGATGAAGGTGTCCTTGTTCGCGGCCGGTAGAGCCGTGATCTGCTTGGTCATCTTCGGGACGATGGACTTGATGGTCGCCACGTCCAGGCCGGCGGCTATGAGGTCGGCGTAGCCCTTGCCCGGCCCGCTGCGCAGTGTGGACAGCAGGGTCAGCGAGGCCATCAGGTCGTCGCCGGTCAGCGTGTCCTGGGCCTTGCCGACGGCCGTGTTGGCGGCGGCGACGTCGCCCCAGCCGCCGGTGGCCGCCTGGTGGGCGAGGGTCATCGCGTTGGAGTCGCCCTGGGCGGCGAGGGCCTGGGCGAGGTCCCCGAATCCCTTGCTGGCCAGGGTCTGCAGGTCCGTGGCGAACTGCTGGCTTTCCTTCGTCGAGCCGTTGAGCTGCTTGGTGAAGTCCTTCAGTGTGGCCTTGGCCAGCTCGCCGGTCTTCTGCAGCTTGTCCGTGATCGACTTGAACTGCTTGTCGCTCGCGCCGGCCAGGGCGTTGACGAGGGAGTAGCCCTCCTCGCCCATGCCTTCGAGCATGGCCTGCAGCTCTTTGCCGCCCCGCTGCCCGATCTTGTTGAGGCTGGACCGCCACTTCTGCGTGGCGGCCACCGACTCGTTCAACTGGGTCTCATAGGCCTTCAGGTTGAAGGTCTTCGGGGCCTTGGCGCCCTTCTTCAGGCCGAGTTCCTTGTCCGCGGCGTTGACCTTGGCCCGGTCCGTGCGGACCGTCTTGTCGGCCTCGCTCTTCGCCTTCTTCGCCTTGTCGACCCGCTCCTCTGCGGAGCGGAGTTGGGCGGCCGTGTGGTGCCCCTTGCGGACCTTGGACAGATTCTTCTCGGCGTCCCGCAGGTTGTCGGCCGCCTTCTTCTGCGCCTTGAGCGCCTTGTTCAGGTCGTCCCAGGCCTTCTTGAGGTCCTCGATCTCCTGGTCGTAGCGCTTCTTGGCGTCGGAGGGGCCACCCAGGACGGCCATGCCGGTCGGCGTGTAGGTGAAGCCGGGGATGCCGCCGCCTGAGGCGAACCACTGGACGTTGCCTCCGAGCCGCTTCACGGTCTCGGCAGCGATCTTCCGGGAGCGGGCCCGCTTGCTGGGGGCGAGCGGGATGTATGCCTCTCCCCCCGTCTCGTCCTCAGCCCACACGCGCCATTCACCGGCTTTGGCGATCTGCGCGATGTGGTTCTCGGCCCCGCCTGCGAAGAAGCGGATACCGCCGCGGGCGTACTTCGACACGCCGCCCTCGCCCGAGGTGGGGCGGCCGGCGGTGGACTTGACGGCCCGCTCCTCGCGGATGGTGAGGATGTGGATCGTCTTGTCGGACAGGCGGCGGATGGCGGCGGCCAGGGCGTTGACGGCGGCCTGCTGGCTGCCGGTCGGCACGGTGATGACGACCTTCTTGCCCTTGGTGTTCTTGATCTTGAATCCGAGGGCTTCCAGCTGCGCCCGGGCCGCGGCCGTCGGCGCCTCCATCGTGATCCTCTTGCCCTTGGTGGAGGCGACCTTGTCCTGCACCTTCTGCAGGTCGGCGATCGCGCCCGCCGTCTTGGCATCCACCTGAGTGGAGACCGAGCCCGGCAACCTCAGGTAGGCAGCCGTCAGGCTGTTGACGGCGTCCTTGCTGAAGCCGGCCGCGGACATCTGCTTCTTCAGCAGACCGATGTCCGCCTCCAGAACCTTCTGTCCGGCCTGCTGGCTGTTCTTCTGCTCGGCGACCGCCTGAGCGTGATCCATGGCCGCCTTCGCGGCCTCCAGGAACGCGCCCTTGACCGCGCGACCCTTCTCCGTGGACACATCCAGGGAGTGGCCGTTCTCCTTCACCGCCTCGTTCAGGTCCTTGAGGGACTGCCGGAAGCTGATCTCCCCCTCGGCCGCAGAGATGGCGGTGCCGTTGAGTCCCTTGAGGGCATCCGACAGCTTTTCCGCTTCCGTGCGCTGGTCCCGCAGCTGGTCAGCGGTCAGGCCGGCCTGCTCGCCCAGCTTGGCCTGAGCGTCGGCGGACAGCTTCGACTGGGTGTCCGCCGACGTGAGCGCGTTCGCGTACCCAGGCAACAGCGTCCGCAGCTTCTCCACGGACGTGCCCTGCTTCTCCGCTTCCACGGACATCTTGTTGAAGGCCTGCGCCGCGACGTCCGGCGCGCCACCCTCAACCAGCTGCGCCAGCGCCTCGTCGACAGCCTTGATCTTCTTACGGGCCTGGTCGAGCTTGTAGGAGTCCGAACCCAGGTGCGTGATGTTGTACAGCGAGTCGCCAATGCGGTCCAGAGCGCCCGGGTGGGCCACGCGGGACACGGCCTCGCCGAAGCCGTCGAGGTCCTTGCCGAACGTCTTCGTCAGCTCACCGGCAGCCTTACCGGTCTTGGCGAAGTTCAGCAGGCTGTTCTGCAGCTTGGTGACGTTCGGAGGCGCCTTGTCGAAGACCGACACCAGCTTCTCGGTGCCATAGGAGATGGCCTCCAGCCCGATTACGACGGCGCTGAGGCGCCCCAGACCCATCATCAGCGTCCGGGTCCGCGCCGCGGTGAGCCCCATCTGAACGAGCGCGGCCCGTGCCGCCTGGATCCGCGGAAGGAGCAGCAGGAAACCGCTCACGGCGAGAAGCGCCGCACCACCCACACCGCCCAGGAGCGTGGCCGTCTTCTGCAGGTCGGGCGGCAGGCTGTTGTAGGCGTTGACGACCTTCGACACCCACTGCACCATCGTGCGCAGCACGCTGTTGGCGGACGAGCCGCTCTGGATGAGCGCGACCTCGATACTTCCGCGCAGGTACTGCAAGTCGCCCGACAGGTTGTCCATCTGGATCGAGGCCATCCGGCCAGCCGCACCCTGGTCGTTGACTTCCTTGGTGTAGCGGCGCACCCCGTCCGCGCCGAGCTCGTACAGGATGGTCGCAGAACGGACGGCGTCCGAACCGAAGATGGTGGCGAAGGCGCTGTTGCGGGCCTCCGGGGTGAGGTTGCTGAACGACTTCTGCAGGTTGCCCGCCATCTGCGCCAGCCCGACGAACTTGCCCTGCGAGTCGTAGGCGGTGAAGCCCAGCCGGTCCATCATCGCCCGCGCCTCTTCCGACTGCGGGGTGAGCCGCTGCAGCATCGTCTTCAGCGACGTACCAGCGTCCGAGCCGATCAGAGCGTGGTCGGCGAACGCCGACAGGGCGCCCACCGTGTCCTCCAGCGACAGACCCGTCTGCTTAGCGAGCAGACCGCCCTGCCGCAGCGCCAGGCCCAGGCCGTGCACGTCGGCCGCCGACTTGTTGGCGCCCGCGGACAGGACGTCGGCGATGTGCCCCACGTCCTTACCGTGCAGGCCGAAGGTGTTCATCGCCTGCGCGGCAAGGGTGGCGGCATCCGCCAGGTCCAGCTGCCCGGATGCGGCCAGCGCGAGAGAGCCCTTCAAGGCGCCGCCGGTGATGTCGGCGACCGAGACGCCGGCACGGGCCAGCTCCGCCTCGGCGTCCGCGGCCTGCGAGGCGGTGTAGGCGGTGGACTTGCCCGCGTCCAGGGCTGCTGCGCGCAGCTTCGCCATCTCCTGCGAGGACGCACCGGACACGGCGCGGACGTTGGAGAGCGCCTTGTCGAACTTGGCTGCGCTGGCGGCGGCTACGGCGAAGCCGGCCACCAGCGCGGTGCCCACCTTCGCCCCAACGCCTGCCAGCTGCGAGGTGTTCTGGGCGGCCTGCCGCATACCGCGGGTGTACTGGTTGATGTCCGCGATGAGCCGGACGGTCACGGTACGGGTGGCCACGGTTCACCCCCGTCCGTCACGTGCGCTTACGGATGTGGACGTGCAGGCCGTCCGTGCTGGAGTTCTTGTCCTGGTAGGCGCGCACGCGCTGCGCCGATGCGGTGCAGGCGTGGCAACGCACGAGTTGGGCGGTGTAGCCCTCCTCGTTGTTGGGGTCGGTGGACTCGCTCCACGGCTGGCCGCACTCCGGGCAGGTGTCGGCCTGCACTTCGAGCAGGGCGAGCGCCCAGTAGCGGTCCTCGGGCAGCCACAACGGCTCGCCGGGTTCGACGACCCGCCCCATGAAGACGCTGCGCGGTACGCCCCAGGCGCGGGCCGCTTCTAGCTCTCGCCGCCAAGGGCCGCCGTGAGCGCGGAGGCGAGCAGCGAGAAAGGGACCATCTCACTGCTGTTGTGCACGTCCCAGGCCGCGTCGAACAGCTTCTTGATCTCGCCCTCGTTGATCTTCTCGAAGAGCTGGGCGACCTGTTCCTCCGACATCACCGGATCGACGCACGCCGCGGCGAGAAGGGCGCGGGGGAAGGTCTCCGAGTCGAAGGCCTGGTTGTCGTCCTTGGCCGGGTGGGCGGCCATCAGGTCGGAGTAGGCCTTGTCGCCGATGTATCGCATCGTGAATGGCCGCTCCGCGGCCTTCATCTGCTCCCGCAGCTCCTTGAGCTGCACCGCGAGTTCCCGCCCCGGGTGCACGTCGGTGAGATCTTGCGGCTCCCAGTCGGACGAGACGCGCGCCAGTTCGTCCTGCAGGTTCTCCGCGCGGCCCACGAGGTCGCCCCGGAGGCACACCATGACGGTGCGCTCCCGGGGCTTGGCCTCGGCGAGGTAGTCGTCGATGCTCGCCATCAGGCGACCGTGGCGTTCGTCGACGGCTGCGAGGTGACCTTCATCGGCGACACGAACTTGAGCACCTCGTTCGCCGCCGGGGAAGAGTTCTGCGGCTCGCCGCAGGTGATCGGGTACACCTCGACCTTCTGGCCCGTCGTCCAGGCGGTGGTGTAGGCGACGCCGCGGCGGACGGCGAGGTAGCCGGACACCCCGTACTTGAGGGTGGTGAACGGCAGGTCCTCGGTGGGGGTCGAGCCGCGCTTGAAGGTGAGCTCGACGTCGAATCCGACGCGGCCGACGGTCTTGGTGTCGAACGTGGACGCCAGGCTCGACGTGTCGACGTCGGCGGTGGACGGGTCGAGCTTCAGCCCGTCGGGGGTGATGCGCTGGGTGAAGTCGTTGCCGGCGGTCAGTTCGGACGCGGTCGGTGCGGCGATGTTGGCGATGGACGACACCCACGCCACGCGGGTCATGCCGTCGCTGATCAGGTCAGCCATGGGGCCCTCCAGGGCATAAGAAATGCCCCGGCCGGCTGGCTCGGGGCGTGCAGGACAGGGAAGGTCAGATGCGCAGGGACGCCACGGTCACGCTGGTCACGCCGGAGTAGGCGATCGCGCACAGGCCGTCGGACGGGGACTGGAACAGATCGGCCGACACGGGGCCGATCATCCGCTCACCGGCGGCGGGCACGGTGATGGCGAGGTCGGCGACGGTCTGGCCGCGCACGGCCGCCGTGGCGTCCAGCGTCACCGTGATGGAGCTACCGCCGCCGTTCTTGACGTGCAGCCAGTTCCGGTCGCCGCACTCCATCTTGTCGCCGCCGCCGGCCGCGGCGCCGAAGGTCGGGTTCAGGCCGGTCAGTGCCACGACCTGGGTCGAAAGGGTTGCCATGGGTTCTCCTCAGGCAGTGGTGGACCGTAGCCGGTACTGCACCGGCACGAAGTAGCTGGGCGGGTTGGTGTCGTCGTCGCGCTGGACCGGAGGCCCGCCCAGATCCTCCGGCCGCCACGCTGAGCGGCCCTCCACCGACAGAGGACCGCTCAGCGCCCGCCGCACCCTGTCCGCCACCCACAGGGCCCGCTCCCACGTCGCGCCGACGCAGGTGATCTGGACGACGCCCATGAAATCGCTGCGGACGTCAGCAAGGGACTCACGCACCGCCTCGCCAGGCTCGGGGTAGATGACCGCGTACTTGTCGGGCGGCGACCAGCCGGCATCGGTCGGCGCGCCGCCCAAGTAGACGGCCAGGCCGCTAATGGCCTGCAGAGCCTGCTGGACGGCGTCGACGTGCGGCAGGACCTGAGGAGGTGACGTCACCGCTCACCACCAGGCCAGGCCGCGCGAGACGACGATCGCCATCTGTGCCTCGAACCGGGGCTCTTCGGCATCCAGCGCCCGCCCGCCGTCGCGGTGCGGCGGGTTCTTCACCGACCCATACTCCAGGATGTTGCCGAGCGCTCCCTGCGTCGCGCCCTTGTCTGGGCCGATCTCGGCCATCCAGAGATCCCGGCCGTAGCGGCGCACGTCGAACGACACAGCGCTCGGGTACATCGGGGCGTGCCGGCCAGAGGAGGCGCGGGCGTTGGCCCGCCAGTCTTTCTTGATGTTCACCGCGCCACGCATCAGCACGGAGCGCGCATCAGCGCGGGCGCGCGGGATAGACCGCGCCAGGTGCATCTGCAGGCGACGCACATCCCGGGTGTCGAAGCGGACGTAGCTCATGACCGGTCCTCCGCTCTGATCCGCCAGGCCGTCGACTGATCCGAGAATGACGCCCCGGACACCCACAGGATCAGCCCGGTCATTCGGGCGTCCGCTGAGGCCGTCACCTCTATCCGCATCCCCGGCAGCACCCGCGCTCCCGGTGGAAGGGGCGTGGCCCAGGGCAACTGCACCTCGTACTCGCGCAGCTGCAGTCCGCGCTCCCCGGCCTCGGTCTCCTGGCCGGTCGACGCGGCGATCGCTTTCACCCGGGCCCGGCCCGTGTACAGCGTCGTCTGCGCGCCCGGCACCGTCTGGCCGGTGTCCCGGTCGAAGGAGTCGGCGGCCTGGGAGTACAGGCGTACCGTGTCCCGCATGCGGGCCTCGGCCGCCCTGCGCCCCGCGGTCAGGACCGTGTCCAGGGAGCTCATCGCAGCCTCATCGTGCCGACGCGTCGGCGGAAGTCGCCGAGGAGCTCCTTGTGCGCCTCCGACAGGCCGCCTAGGCCCAGGGATTCGGCAGCGAAGGTGCGACTGTAGTCGTCGATGGCCTCCTGGCGGAGCATCGACGGGTTCGACAGGGTTGAGGCCGCCAGGTCCAGGCAGACGGCCCGCACCTCGTCGGGGATCTCGTCCCAGCCGTGCGTGTATGTCACCTGCACCAGGCCCGGATCCGGATAGGCGGAGGTGCCGGGCAGATGGTGCCAGCCGCCGGTGCGCAGCAGCCGGTCCCCGGACAGCACCCAGTCGTTGAGCACCAGGGCGTTGACCTTCACCGCGGAGACCGACTCGACCGGCCGCTGCGGCAGCACCAGCTCGTCGCAGTCGACGACCCGCAGCGTCGCCACGTCGTCGACGACCCGCGTGATGGACTGCCGGGTCCACCGGCGGATCACCGCGGACGCGGACGCCAGCGCCAGATCAGCGGATGCCGGGTCGACGGACGTCTGCATCGACGCCGCGAGTTCAGCCGCCGTAGCGAACGGAGGCAGTGCCACGGCGGCCTCCTCTCGTCAGCGCTGACGCGCGTCGTCGTCGAGCTTCTGCCGCACCTCGCGCGCGTGATCCGCGTCGGTCTCCGGGGTCGGCTTGCCCTCCAGCACACCGGCCACGGTGTAGTGGGAGTCGGGCGTGGGGTCGACCTCGACGCCGAGGTAACCCTTCTCCTCGGCCTTGTCGACAGCCTTCTGGACTTCCTTCTGAGCCGCGTCCTGAGGCGGCTGGCTGGTGCTCTTACGCTCGGCCATGGGTCTGCTCCTCAGTTGCGGGTGACGGTGACGCGGACGAGGCCGCCCGGGTCGGTCTGGCCGGTGCCGACGTGCAGGGACCGCCAGAGCAGCGTGTCCCCGGCGGCGAGCACCAGGTTGGCGGCGGTGCCGGACAGGGGGACCGCCTTCTCGTCGGACGCCGAGGCGTTCACCCCGGAGTCGAACTGCAGCGTGGCGACCGTCGTGGTACCGCTGCCGGACTGGCCCTTGTTGAACAGGGTGACGGAGCGGGTGTTGGTGTTGGCGCCGGTGATCGCGGCGACCGGCACGTACTCCACCTTGGTCACGGTGCAGTCGAACGGGGCCTGCGAGACGACGCTGTCGAGGTCGTTGCCGGCGGTGCTGACCGCGGCGACGTCCTGCTCCAGGACCCGCTGCAGGGGCGCGGTGTCTGCCATGAGAGTGCTCCTGTTCTGCGGGTTACGGCAGGTCGATGCGGGCGACCGGGTAGCGGCTCGCCTCGGTCGGCTGGTCGTTGTTGATGGTGTTCGCGACCTGCCAGCCCACCCGGAAGGTGAGGCGGATCGCGGTCATGTCCTGCTGGGCCAGGTTGTAGACGATGGCCCCGGTGTTGTCCTGGATGACCGCCTGGTCGAGGATCTTCATCGTGATGTCCTGGCGGACACCGATGACGAACTGGTCCCACGCGCCCGCGAACAGGGTCGGGGAGCCGGTGGTGGTGCCGAAGAGACCGCGCATCGGATAGACGATCGGCAGGCCGTCGATGGAGCCGAGGTTGCCGGCGACGCGGGACTCGTCGAGCTTGCGGCCCTGGCTGTCGCGGGACTTGCGCAGTCGGGACTTGACCGAGGTCGCGCCGACGAAGCCGGTGACCTCGTAGCCGTCGGCCTCGACGAGCCCGTAGGCGTTGTCGATGTCACCGAAGAAGGCGCCCGCAGTGGCGGCCGAGTTCGCGGTGACGTTGTTGCCGGCGGCGGTCGCGGCGGAGGCCACGTTCGTCGGCCAGGACGAGGGCGCGTTGGTGCCGAAGAACACCGCGGCGTCGAGCGTGCGGCCCATCGCCTCGGTCATCAGCGGCATCGCCTCGTCCCAGATGTTGGCGTCGACGTCCGCCAGCACGTTGTCCGGGACCGGCATGATGACCGCGATCTCTTCGATGTTGAGGTACTTGTTCGTCCAGTTGACCTCGGTCGTCTGCTTCAGACCGGTGTCGCCCGCGACGAAGTAGGCGGTCGGCAGCGCGGACAGGACCGGGAACCGGACCTGCGCGCGGCCCACCGGCACGCGGCGGAACAGGCTCAGCGTGGCGGACTGCTCCAGCGCCTTGCCGAGCATCTCGTTGGAGACCTCTTCCGGGATGAGCGCCTGGGCGTCCGTCCGGGAGGTGAGGTTGGTGTAGGCCATGGTCCGGCCTCCTCATTTCTTGTCAGCCGGCCGGACCTCGCCGCGCCGGGGATGGGTCAGCCGAGTCCGGCCTTCTGGCGGATCAGGGCGTTCATGTCGGTCGGAGCCGCGGCAGTGGTGCGGGCGCCAGCGTCGAAGGACGGGGCGGCCGGCTTGATGAGCGCCAGCAGCCGTTCGGCGTCCTCGGCGAGTTCTTCCGGGGTGTTGCCGACCAGGCGGTCCACGAGGTCGGCGGGTAGGCCCTTGGCAATGCCGACGCGGAGCTTCGCTGCCTCGGCGGAAGCCTTCGCGGCGGTCTCCTCGGCGAGCCTGGTGCGCTCGGCGGCCTTCTGCTCCGCCGACTTCTGCGACTCCTCGATCTCGGCGAGACGCTGGGCGGCCGTGGCGTTCTGCTTCGCGCGGGTCTCGTTCTCCCGGCTGAGCTTCTTCCACTTCTCCGCTTCCGCCTGCCAGTCCTTGGCTGGCTGCTCGCCCGTTGCGGGCTGCTCCTGCGCCGGGGCGGCGGGGGCTTCTGCTGGAGTGGGTGCGGGTTCGGACATGGTGAACTCCCGTTTCGGGATGGGTGTGACGGCGCGTTGCGCGCGGTCAGGTGAGATAGCCGAAGCGCCGCAGCATGGCGATCGCTTCATCCCGGCTGTCGGCCAGCCGGAAGATTTCCTCGGGCAGCAGGCGCGGCGTCATCAGCCGGAAGTCCCTGCCGGACGGCGAGACGAGGCCGCGGTCGATCGCACGGCGCCGTTCCTGCCGGTAGAAGTAGCCGCGCCGGGTGGTCCCTTCGCGGGTTGCCTGCACGGTGCGCCCGTAGGCGGTCGTGGTGTACATGCCGCGGCGGGCGTTGACGACCTGCCCCATGTCGGCGCCCTCGCGGATCGCGCGGGCTCCGGCCGCGGTGAAGATGCGGTCCTGCTCGGCCCGGGAGAGGTGGTTGAAGTAGTCGTTCGGGTCGATGTAGCCGCGGCTCTGGTTGCGGGCGACCAGCGTCGTCGGCAGGTGCACGCAGTCGCAGCGCGGATGCCGCTGGAAGCCCTTGTTCCAGCCGTACTCCTTGCCGGCGAGGATGATGCAGCGGCTGCAGGCGGGCGGGTTGACGACCCGGACGTAGCCCTGGATGGTGCGCTTGCCGGCCATCGAGGCGCCGACCGCGCCACGCCCCGCCTGGGTGACCTCCGAGCCGGACAGAGTCAGGGCCTGCCGCAGGCCGCGCATCATCGCGTCCTGGGTGCTCAGCCCGCCGCCGATGCCCTGCTTGGTGGTGATCACCGACAGGTACATGAGGGAGTCCAGCGCCCGGCCGTCCGCGGTCAGTCCGGCGAACGCGCTCGGTCGGACGCTGCCGGCCCGCTCCGGGTCCGCACCTTCGGCGTCGGCGACCTCGTCGACGTAGTCGTCGGCCAGGCTCGCAGAGGCCAGTTGTCCGGCGGTCACCGCCTGCACCATGCGCCTGCCGATGCCGGAGTTCCACGACCCGGTGAGGTCGCTGGCGTCGATGAGCCGCCATAGCTCCTGTACTTGATTGGCGGTCAGGCGGGTGATGCGCTGCTGGCGCCGGTAGTGCCGCAGGGCGATCTGCCGCGTCCCGGCCACGACTCAGCCTCCGTTGGGCGTCGGCGTGGCAGCCAGCGGGTCTGCTGTGGCGGTCGGCTTGGGGCCGTACTCGGCCGCCAGGTCGCCCGACATGGCGGCGGTGAGGGCGTCCTCGTTGAGTTGCCGCCAGCGCTCGATCTCCTGCGGGGTGGCGCCCCAGCGCTCCCACAGCACCTCGCGCGGCACCCCGAGTGAGCCCATCTTCACCAGAGCGTCGACGAGTTCGCCCTCGGTGCGCCATTCCGGACTTTTCCACACGATGCGTGCCTGCGACGAGGCGAACCCAGCCAGCCGCATGGTGCGCTCCAGGCCCTCCTCAAGGAACCGGCGCCGCTGGTAGATCTTGTGGATGAGGCCCGCCTCGGCCGCCTTCAGGGCCTCCGCTGAGAGGTTGGTCAGGCTGCCGAGCAGGTAGTGCGGCGGGGTGGAGGTGATGGCCGCGACGTCGCGGACGTCCTCCTCCTTGGCCTTCAGGTAGCCGGTCAGGTCGGCCGCGGCGAACTGCCCGAACTTCGCGCCGTTCTCCTCGGCGATGAGGATCTTGTTGACGGCGACGTCGAAGGGCTCGATGTCCTGCCCGTTCTCGTCGACCGGGATCTCCATGCCGGTGACCCACTTCTGTGGGAAAGCCGCGAACTCCTGGGTCATCATCCGGTCGGAGAGCGTTTTGTTGATGCGGTCCTGGATGCCGGTCACCGACCGCAGCTCCGACGCCCCCGGCTTGAGCATGCGCGGACGGTTTGCCAGCTCCCCGAACGGCACCTCACCCAGGACGTTCGCCGCACCCCACGGCTCCCCCGGCACCTCGCGGCGCTTCCACTGTGGAGCGCCCGTGTTGCCCAGCTTCGGCTCGGGCGCCTCGAACTTGTAGATCCAGTCCGGCAGGTAGACCGTGCAGCAGAGCTTCGCCGTCCAGTCGTCCACCCACAGCTTTAGGGCGGCCGCCGGCTCTCCCGGTGCGTCCGGCCGGTACTCCACGATGACCTGCGTCGGATGCTCCGGCGTGATCCGGAAACCGCCTGCAGGTGTTGGCGACACCATCAAGTAGGCCGTGCCGTGGATCGCGGCCTCCAGGAACGCCAGCTGCGAGCCGCCGTCGAGGTTGTTGTCCTGCCACAGTGCCCACGCCGCTTGGTCGCGGTCGCCCTCGACGTCGGACTGGAATCCGGCGACCTCCAGGCGGCCGACGAAGGCGTCCACGACGAGCTCGCAGTAGTTCGCCCGCGCCATCTTCAGCAGTCGCCGGAAAGGGGCGCGCGCCCTCTCGTGGAGGTGGGGCAGCGGGTGCTCGCACTCGTAGTAGTCGTCGAAGACCTTCGTCTTCCTCGACCGCTGCGTGAGCTTGTCGTAGAGGCGGTCCCGCCACCACTCCGGGGACTGGACTGCGTACTCGGGCATCCATCCCCCTCTCGGTCAGAAACCGCGCGCCCTGCGCTTCTTGGTGCGGGCCAGCCCGGCGGCTACGGCATCGCCGGCCGCCTCGTGGGCGAGGATCGAACACATGCCGAGGTCGATCTTCTGAGACTCGGATGCCTTCTTCAGCACGTACCGGCCCGCGGGCCGCGCGCCCTTGCGCATGTTGCGGATGTGCTGGCCGGCCCACTGGCAGCCGTCGTGCCGAAACGCCGCGTCGGCCTTCACCACATCCGTCGCCAGCCGCTCAGCAGCGCTGTGCATCTGCGCGATCCGGTTGGTGTACCAGCGGGTGACGACCTTCTCCCCGTACCTCTCGGCGAGCGCGTCGCACTCCGACTCCCAGTACGGCGGGTCCAGGTAGGCGCGCACCACACGGAAGGTGGCGAACACCTCGTCGAAGGCGGTCATCACCTCAAGGCGCGGAACCTGACCGCCCCACTCCGCCGGATTCCACACCGTCGGCCGCGCATCCGGACCGTAGGTCGGGGTGAACTGGTAGCCGTCCAGGGTCTCCAGCCGGATGCCCGTCCAGTCGTCGATGTCCGAGCCGTCGAAGCCCAGCGTCACCGCTGTGCCGGCCGGGACCTCGCGCGGCTCGTGCCGCAGATCCCACCGGTCGCCGTCGATGTAGGCGCCCGTACCGGCAACGATCCGGTTCAGATAGAAGCGTTCGGCCTGCGCCGGATCTTTCTCCGCGATCTCGACGAGCTCGCCGTCGATCCGGTCCAGGTCAACCCAGCCGCCGGCGTGAACGGAGGAATCTCCGTAGGCGACGCGCAGCGCCTTGTGCCGCTCCCGCTTGTTCGCCAGAGACGCCGGGGCCGGAACCCGGTGATCCCGGTAGACGTCCCTGACGGACGCCTCCGCGGTCCGCTGAGCCACGGACTGCTCGGACGGATCCCACGCGTTCGTCGTCTCCACCGCCCGGCCGCCCGTGCCCGAGAGGTTCCTTCGCTGGGTCTCGGCGAGCTTCCAACCGCCGTTCGCCTCCAGCCAGGAGTGCGTCTCGTCCTGCACGGCGAACGTGATCCGCTGACCCAGCCGGGCCCGGCCCGAGCTGGTGACCGGCTCGATACGGCCGCCGCCCGGCACGTTGATGCGGGTCTCACCCGTGTCCGGGATCAGGTCCGCGAGCGGACCCTCGTCGATCATCGGCACCAGCGCGCGGTAGACGTTGTCCGTCTGGTCCTCGGACGTGGCCGCGATCTGGATCCAGGGTGTCTCCCACGCCCGGCCCACCGGCTCGCCGTCGGCATCCCAGCCGGCGAACCGGACCGGGCCGGCCGCCTCCGCGCACACCATCGCGCACGTCAGCGGGCCCTTGCCCCACTTCTGCGGGCGCACCAGCTGGCTACGGCGGTAATGCCAGGCAGAACGCCAGCCGTCCTCGGTCGCATCCGTCCGAAGCCGGTAATGCCAGGCCAGGAACGTCCACATCTCGTCCGTCAGCAGGTACGGCTTGCCGATGTCGTCGCCGTCCGGGATCACGCAGTGGGCTTCGACCCACTCCCCCACCAGCCAGCCCAGCGTGGGGAACTCTCCCGGATGATCAGGACCCCGCCACGGCATCCGAGTCGACCACCCTCAAACGCTGGCGCGCCGTCTTCTTCTGAGCGGCCGTCGTGCGCTCCTGCCGCTGCTCACCGACCTCGTCCGGGACGACCTCCCAGCGAAGCCGCAGCATCGCATGCGGCGACAGCCCAAGACGGTCCTCCAGCAGCCGCGCCTCAGCGCCGGCCTTCAAGTCGCCGGTCTCGGCGCGCACCTCGAACCGCACGTAACGGGCCACCGTTCGGGTCCACTTCAGCCGCTCCCACGCCACAGCCTGCGGCGTCGCCCACAGTTCGGACCACAGGTCGGCCTCTCGGGCTTCCAGCAGGTCCACCAGGTCAGGTTCGTCCAGCAGCAGCCGCGGCAGCGGCCACTCGGGAGTCGGTCCACGTCGCCCTTCGGCGGGCAGTTGGGTCATCGCGACGGTGGCGTTGCGCCTGCGTCGCTCCCCTGCCGGCTTGGGCGGAGGTCCAGGCATGTCGATCACTCTCCAGGTGCCGTTGCGGCACGTCAGCGATCACGCCGTTGCGGCCGATCGCGGGTAACGCAGAGTGCCCAACCCCAAGATCATCGGAGTCGGGGATCCCGTACAGAGGGCCAGCCACCTC